CTTCTGAATGCCGTAGCTTGAGTCGTTAGGATTTAACCAACGAATAATTGGTGGCAAGCATGATGAAAGTCCAGCAGCGATTAACGCCTTTGGCTCTGTTACACCAGCTGCTGCTAATGAAAGAACTGCTACTAAGAATGCTCTAGCCCATGAGCCTGCTGCTGTTTTAAGGTCGTTCATCTGTCTGCTCCTAGCATCGGGATATCAAACCAGCTACCGTTCTGGTCGCCTTCTTTAGTGAATGAAATGTGGATGTGATGATTGTGCTGATTAACCCCATCGTAAGTACGCCAACGCCAAGCTCTTTTAGAGGAAGCGATCTTGCCTGCATAGATGATGTAAGAAATTCTCTTCTCACCTGCTTTGGCGCATAGGCGTATTTGGTCGGCAAGATAAGAACCTGTGCTGGGGCGTGAGTCGAAGTCCTTATCCACATCAATAGCCCTGACGATTCCGTTAGACGGATCGGGATTGTGGTCACTCTTACGATTGGAGTGTGCGGCATCGCCTATCCAACCATCGGACTTTCTATCGCGGTCAGGAAAGGAATCATCAATCTGCTCACGAAGTTGTTGCCCTGCTTTACAGAGGAGAGGCTTCATCAGTTACCATCGGTGTGGATTGTTCCGCTTGCATTTCATCGTAAAAACTTTTAGCCATTGAGGTAAACTCACCATTGCCTCTGTCAATTATGGCGTGTTCTACTTCTGTGCCATCTGACTCGATTATTTTAACAAAAGATACATTGTCCATTTTTATAACTCCGCACTAAATCCTAGATAACCAGCCGTAGTGCTGGCATTTTCTAAACGATAAGGTCTGTATTGTGTAAGGGCTGCGCTGCCGTGCTGGTAGATTATTAAACCGACATTAGGACTTTTGCGGGTAGTGCTTAAAAGAAAAGTTCCAGAAGAATAGCCAGTAACTCCATCTGATACTTGGATGCTTGCGCTATCAAATGATGACGGATTTATTCTCATTGTGGTAGGTAAATTAACAACTATTTCTGTCTGTGTTGTACTTGAGGCTAACCCCATACCATAAATTGAACTTGTTAATTCTGGAAAAGTACGGATGTAATACCTTTGGCAAGCGGCTAATTCTCCTTGGATTGTTCCACCAGCACGGCTGAAGGTTGTTGCAGTTGAGCCTAGTTCTAGTTGAACACCAGTAATCTCAAAATAATCTGCTGCGCCCGCTGTGCCTACTGGAGTGTACTGAAACCATATCGCCAGTTGAGTCGCAGTTGCTGCAACTGTTCCAGTAAATGTAAAACGCTGCCAAGTAGTAGTGAGTGTTTTTGTTCCTGAAGTTGTTGTAACTTGACCTGTAAATCCAGTTGTTCCAATGTTTTGATTAGTTCCAGTTCCGCTAAATAAATAGTAAGCCAAAGCGGACGATGCTGAAGAATAATTTGCACCTGCTCTAGCGTAAAATGAAACTGTTACTGCTTGACCAGCAAATCTATATGAGTCTGCTGACTCTAGTGAAAGATTTATTACTGGAGATTGTGTAGCAGTCGATGCCGCTGTGCGTTGTACTCTAGCGCAATATTGAATAGTTGGAAGATTAGTTGTATCGCTAACATTTTGACGAGTTACAGTTCCCAATGTTCCAACTGCACTAGATGCGGCTGTTTGCCATCTGTCTGCGCTATACACATAAGAACTGGTTATGTTTGCACTTGTGCCGCGTTGCCATATATCAAAACCACCGTTAATGATGGCGTTTTTACCTGCTTGATATGACAATGTGCTTGTCTGTAATAGATTAACTGTGCCATTTGTATCATTCACATCCGATGCAGAATAGACATCTCCATTCGCATAGGTCGTTTTAAGTGGGAATCCAACAGCCATTAGCACACCTCTTTCATAGGGTCAATTCTAGTACATAACATCGAGTAAAGGCTCCTGTGTAGCGATTGTGGTTGTCCAAGTGTTAGGGGTGATGTTGTGAGCAATTCCCTGCACTTGGAGTTTCTTCTGAATAGTTGATCCACCAGGTTGTTCGTTGGTGATGTCTACTGTGTTGAAGAAATCAAGGCTAAGAGCTGCTGTGATACCTGCTGAATAACTAGGAGTCATCAAATCTAGGGTAATTGTTTCAATGCGGATGGAAGTCTCTTTGCGGCTAGTCACATAGGCAGTTGCTAAGGATAAGGCGTTGGCATCTGTCTGCATGAGCATATCTGTAGCTGTAATGGATCGCGTAAAGTATTGGGCAATGGATGTGGCATCAGAGTTAGTCTGGGCTGTGCCACCGATTCGGGTCACAGTTGCCTTGTTCACGATTGTCTTGTCATCGAGTGCAAAAGTAATTCCTGCATAGTTAATTCCTGTGCCTGTTTGGTTGAAGATTGTTGGACTAGCTGCTTGAGCATCGTAGACGAATTGACGACCCTTAAAGGTCGCTACGCCATTCTCATCGATGTAGAACGCGCCTTGTTCTGTAAACTCAGCAGTCTGAATGGCTTCTAGGACTGTGCGAGTTGTGCCAGGGTCTGCCACGCATGTTGTAGCACCTGTGCCAATGCTAGTGAATGCAGGCGGCCAGGCAATCATGGTGAGGATAGATTGAACGCGTTGTGCAGTTGTCTGACCTGCTGTGCCACCTGTAACGGTTGTGACATTGGAGTTATACATCAAGCGAAACGCGTCATAGCAAACAAAGGTTACATAACCTGTTTCTTGACCTGTTGGATAGGTATAGCGATATTCGGTGATATAACCGCCAAATAAGCCATAAGTAACTCCGCCATAGATAGCAGATGCCTGAATCTTCCTGAGTGGCTGTAATAGCCCGTAATAGGGGCTAGAAGTGTTCTGTGGGTTGAAGTCACCGTTTGGATCAACGACTCTAATAGTTGCTTGTCCGGACTCGTAATTATCTTGCAAAAGGTTGCGCCCTCTGCGAGTCGAGATGTTTGTGGTCTGAGCAGAAACATCGACGATAACAGGAACGCTAGATGCAAGTTCAGCAAAGCCTAATTGTGAAGTACCTAAGATAAACGGGTTACCAAATGAAGCTCCGCCCGATAGATTTATCTTGACTGAAAGGGTTGCTGGTAATGCCATTATCTGTACGCAGTCGTATAGGAGATTGGGATTCCAGAAGCCTGATTGTTGTAGATGCCCTGAGTAATTGCATTGACTAGATCGCGCTCGGTAGTAACGGAGCCTTGCACATTTACTGAAATGTTTGTTGTGCGAGATTCAGCAGCTCTAAATGTACCTGCACCAAAGTCCATAGACAAGGCTGTGTTAGGAATGCCACCAGATACAGCATTTGGATCGTTGGTATTAAAGCTAGTACCACCGCCACCGCCACCGCCGCTAATGCCAAGAGCAGTCATAAGTTTTAATTGCTCTGCTGCAATTCTATCTAGCAATGCTCTAATGGAAGCCCTAATGGCTTCTGTGAAAGCCTTCATAGCATCTTCTGCTTCATTGGCTTTTTTAATCTGCCCAGCAAGAGCTGCGTTCTGGTCATGGATAGCAATGAGAGATAAAAGGCGCATCTTTGTTTCACCATCAGTTGCCTGATTCATGGCAGCAAATAAGCCAATGCGTTCTACATCGAATTTTTTCTCTAGTTCAAGAAGGGCTAACTGATCGCCTGTGAGAACGAGTTTTCTAGCAGTATTGTCGTTATCAATCTTAGACAAAGTGTTCTTGGACTTTTGAAGTCTAATTGCATCGGCATTGGCTTTATCGATGGCTTTGCGTTGTCCAGGCGATTGTGCTGGTGTGCCTGCCGAACGAGCCTTGCTTGATGCACCTAATCTAGAAAGAAGTCCAATTCCTGAAATCTGAGTACCAGCGGCTAAAACATCACCAATAAATCCTGCACCTGGTATAGATTTGATTGCTTTTGTAAGAACACCAATGCCATAGATTGCATTACCAATTTGAGTGGCAAAACTTTCCATCGCTGTTGTTGCTCCGCCGATACCATCTTTGCCTGCAACCATCTGCATGGCATCTAGAAGGTCTTTACCGATAATCTCTTTTGCGTTATTGGAAGCAACT